ATGTGTCGGCAGCAGTTTTACGATCTTTCTTTTTGAGTAACTTATCTAGATACCTATTTAAAATAACAACCATTTCTTTAGGGAACTGTACTTCCATTAAAAGTACAGCGGGTAGGGTCAACATTTTATAACTTATATCACTCACCGTTTTCCTTTTGATACCCTATAAAATGAATTAAAGAATCTAACTTCTCTTCGGCTTGAGAAAGTTTTCCTAGTACTTCATCCATTGAACTAATAATGTTCGGATGATCTCCTACACCTACTGAATGATTAAAGTATTCCATGAGTTCTGCTTTGGCAATAGCAATCTCAGCTTCATACTTTGCTTTTAGAGCTTCATATTTCATAATACATACCTCATAGTTTTAAATAGATTCCTAAAAGAACTACAAAAACTGCGAATAATTCAATGCCCAATATAGTATGATACCATATCCAACGAACTTTGTACATACGCAGTTCTATTCTTCTATCTTCTTGTTGGAGTTCATAATCATTCATGACCTCCCTAAATCTTTTAAATCTACCCTTCACAGCTTAAACATTCCACATCTTCTAAATTAATACGTGGTATTTTAACATTCACATTCTCTGCTCCTCTCGCTGCATCTGAACGTAAATAATACATAGACTTTAAATGATAAGCTCCTGCCCAATGGACATCATTAACGTATTGTAAATATTCATCATGTACCTGCTGATCTTCTGTAGCTTTTGGTGGTACAAAGAATAAATTAATACTTTGACTCTGACAAATATACTGTTGTCTTTGTTGAGCATGTTCTACTATCCATATCTGATTAAGTTCTGGTGCTGTTTTAAATAGCTCCTTTTCTTCATCTGATAACTCTTCAAGATGTTGTACAGAACCTTTATGTGCTGCTATATCTCTCCACACCTTCTCATTGTTCATACTTTTAGATCGTAGTATCTTCTCTAGATACTTATTCTTTATCTCAAAGCTACCACTTAACGTCTTGTGCGTATAAACGTTAGCCCTCGTTGGCTCAACAGAAGGACTTGTTCCACCACATATAATGGAAGAAGAAGCATTAGGAGCAACAGCCAGTAGATGAGCATTACGACAGCCGCTACCAGCCATATCAGGAGCTTCACCACGACTTGACCCCAACTTCCTAGTTGCTTCTTTGGCTTGCTCTGAGAGGGCTGAGAAAGCCTTGTGATTGAAGCTCGCGGCGAATACCGACTCGAAAGGAATTCTATTACGCTGTAAGTAACTATGAAACCCCATCGCTCCAAGACCGACTGAGCGTTCTCTATATGCTGAATAAGCGGCTTTGACAAGACCCTCTTTACCTTCTCTAACATAATTTTTAAACCTCTTATAATTTGCATTGTATGTACCTATTGATTCTACATCAACTACGTTATTAATAAATCCTTCAAGGACATTATCTAACATAGTTATTATATCATAAACAAACACCTCATCTTTGCGCCACTCATCAAAGAGTTCTAAGTTTACACTAGACAAACAACATACTGCTGTGCGCTCGTCATTCGTTGCTAATGTAATTTCAGAGCAAAGATTACTTTGTTTAATTTCTAATCCTAATTCCTTTTGTTCTTTAGGTAAAGCATCATTACAATTATCTATATTAATTATATAAGGCTCACCCGTTTCAATACGAACATTGAGTAATTGCCACCACAAATCTCTAGCTCGAATTATTTTTACAGCTTCCTTTGTCTTTGGATCTACTAATCTCCATTCATCATTATTCTTTACAGCTTCTAAAAACTTATTTGTAATATTAACTGCATTATGAAGATTCAAACATTTACGATTTAAATCTCCTCCTGTGGGCTTACGCATATTAATAAACTCTTCTATCTCAGGATGACTAATATCCATGTAAGCAGCATAGCTTCCTCTCCTAGTTACTCCTTGATTGAAAGCTAACATCTGAGAATCTACGACATGCATGAATGGTATAGATCCAGTAGAACGACTACCGTTACTAGTTGCAATGCCGTTACTGCGAACTTCACCCCAATAACCCCCGATTCCACCCCCCGAACTCGATAACCATATATTTTCATCGTAATGATCAGATAAACCGTGTCTCGAATCAGGTACGTAATTGAGGAAGCAACTAATAGGTAAGCCCCTAGTAGTGCCCCCGTTAGAAAGTATAGGAGTGCTGAACATAAACCAATTCCTACTACTATATTCATAGAGTCTCTGAGCCATGTCGTAGTCAACCGTTCCTTTATACGTTGAACCAAAGATACTAGCTCGTGCATACGCTTCTTGTGCATAAGTTTCCTCTTCCCAAAAATAGCGATCAATTAAAGTATTAAGACTAAAGTTATCTAAGGACTTTTCTCGTCCATAATCAATTTTAATTCCAAGATATTCTTGGACACCTTCTTTAGTGATCATAGTCTCTTAAATCCTCTTGATATTTTAATTCTTCTTTGCGTACCTTACGATGACGCTTTCCTTTAGAATTATTTTTAGCTTTCTTTCGTTTAGTATATTGAGTACGTCTTTCAACCTTCCTGTCCCAAGACATTGTGTTTCTCCATAAATCTTTTTAATCTACTTTCGTACCATTCAGCTTTCTTAACATCTTCTATACCATTCTTTTCTCTAAATCTCCAGCGATACTTAGCTGAATTACCTCGTAAGTATCCTATAAATTCTTCGTCAGAAAGCATAGCTTCAATAGCTTCAATACATTCTATTGTACCTTGATTATAATGAGCAGGATTATGAATTGCACTATTTTCTTTTTTATCCTTTTCTCTTTTATCTCTTAAATCTTTATATTTTTCTTGTCCTTCCATAAATTCTTTATCCTTCCATTTTCTAGCTACTGCATCCCACTCATCAGGTGTTGCTTCATCTATACTATATCTAGTCACTTCCATTCCTCCGGTAAAGTTTTCTCAGTAAACCAACGTATCTCGTGACTATCAGCCCAATCTGCATGTGTTCTTTTTGAGCCGTCCTTTCGTCGCCGAGCGTGAGGCATTGGCGCGAAAGGTGAGGCGAACAGAAACACCAGTTCAGTATTTTTAGGTAGCATTTTTATGACCCATATATATTTGTTATATTCTTGATAGTCCCAAAATCTTCCTTTAGCTTCAAGCAGAATCTTTTTACCATCTATAGTTTTAATAAAGTCTGGATGATAAGTATGTTCTATAATATATGCAATCTTATCATTATGAGCATCCCAACTCTTTAACAGTTTTTTATGAAGATCTGCCTCCCATTTAGAATCATACCCTTTAGGTATATTCTTTTCAACTGGTCTTTTCTTTCTAGGTATACGCTTTGGCATTTTCAATCTCTTTCATTGTAACAGATTCAATAGTTCTTTTACCATGACTTCTTTTTAAGATCATCTTCAATCTTTTACGAACCCATCTATGAGTGTACGAACTCAAACGTACTTGGCCTAAAGATATCGTATACTTTTCAGTCGGCAACAATTCTTCTATCTCTTCTAACGAAAGATCTTTATCTTCAGGAATAATATTATTAACCCATTCTATTAAGAGATTGAACACATGAGCGTTCATCCTTTGCTTTTTACTTTTAGTAATCATAAACCTCTTCAACTCTAGGTTCGTTTACAACTTCTGTAAAATATACAAGACCCTTTGAATATTGAAAGGCTCTTAAATCAGGATAACAACTTACTTTATGTTTACAATAAGTACACTCTCTCGGAAGTTTCATATTACCTGATTTACCTTCAGGGATAGGAGCATAACAATATTCTTCAGGAGGAGTACCTAATATTAATGAATCTTTAATATCTCGTATCCTCGTTTTTACATTAGGCTTATCTAATTCTTCAGGTCTATAAAGAGTTAGCTCTCCTGTCTCTTTATTAATAACTAAGAAACCACCACCATCAGTTTTCTCTGATTCCTCATAACCTGCTAACTGAGCCATGTAGCCAAATGGATCATCATCACGTAACGTTCCTGCTTTAAATTTCTTAAAGGCATAACTCGATGCAGTCTTAATATCTACAACTTCTCCATCAATCTTACAATCGATATGTCCTTTTATTCCAGAAACCTTAACTTCTTTCTGTTCATCTTCTACTTTATGTTCTGATAGACGAACAAGAAATAGCAATACTTCTTCTAGTAAGTGTCCATAAAGAAACTTTATCGGGAGATAACTACTTACAGATGTCTCTTCCTCCTTATTATTTTTAAGATCAAACCATAGTTGACGCATAGGTTTTCCAATATTAGACATGCGTAACATAGTCTTACCACCACGTTGAGGGACAGCCCATACTTTTAAAGCTTTCTTTATGGACTCACCAAACTCTTCGATCAAAGAATCATCCAAGTCTAAAGCCCCTCCGTTGGATAGAGGGGCTAACTTAGAATAGATATCTTCTACAAGAGTATCTAAGTTTTTAGACTGCAACGGCAAAGTTACTACCAAAGTAAGTTTCATCAAGAACTTTAACAGCTACATTCGTAGTTATACGAAACCACTCACCGTTTCTTTCTTTAGCTAGAGGTTGCAATTGTTGATGAACCAACTTTTCAGCAGCTCGTCGATCTTCAAAGTATCTTTTATCTACTAAAATATAATCTCTGAAGGGACTACCTGTCTGATAAGCATTCGTTCTGTCAAATGCATCAATAGCCATACCTACTTTAACCCATCCTTTCCATGCAGGATTCCTGATAATATAAACATATCCATCTTCAACTTCATCAAAAAGTTCTTTAACCTTTTCATTGATTCGGGATACTTCAGTTGGAAAGTGAATCAATCCCATTGCAGCTAATACTGCATGAATACCTCTTTGTTGATACAAAAAGTTAAATGGATGATTCTTATTTCCTAGACGATAACGTTTACCACCAATCGTCATTCTTGTTTTATTTTCAAGGAACCTTGGATAAGGTTGTTTGATACTAATGTGTTTCACTCCAATTGTCTCCTATACTATATTCACCATCGAGAGGACACCGCAAATGGAAATCATCTGCGACCTCTCGTATACATTGTACACCAAGCTCACCAACAATGCAAGCATGACGTTCATAAACTTCTATCTGCCATTCATCGTGGATGTTGGCTACAAAATGAGCATCGATTATATCCTCCTTAATTTTATCATGTAATTTTATAAGTGCTTGTTTCATTACAACTGCACCTGCACTCTGCAACAAAGTATTTAATGCAGAGTATTCATTTCGTACTGCAATATGTCTTCCATCTAATCCTTTGAGGTATCCCCTTCTTGCCGCTCGTTCAACTTTATCTTTAAGAGTTGCAAGTGCTGGAAGATTAGTAAGGAAACGTTGTCTAAGGACTTTACCATCTTTTCTACTTCGTCCGACCACACTTCCAAGTTTCGCATCTCCTGCTCCGTATATGAAGGCATATATGAAAGTCTTTGCCTGATTTCTTGATTCAAGCCCTGCAAGTTTTTGATTAGCGGTGTGTATATCGCCAGTGAGTATTTCATTTGTAAACTCCTTATCATTCATGTAGTGAGCAAGCATTCTAAGTTCTAATCCACTTGCATCAATACCAATTAATTTATATCCGTTTGGTACAATCCAACACTCCCGACATTCCCTACCATAAGGACTATTGATTGATGGTACTTGTGCCATATTAGGTTTGACATGAGCCATTCTACCTGTTATTGCTCCGTTCGGTATAACAAATCCATGTACTCTATTATCACTACCTAGATGTTTAAACCATGATGAAACTTGAGCTATACGTTTCTGCAATAACAAGAACTCTGCTATCAATTGAGCTTCAGGTATATCTTTTACATTCTTTAATGTACCTTCATCAACAATAGGTTGACCTGTTGGTGTAAACTTCTTAGGCTTCCAACCAAACTCTTTAAGATATTCTCCTATTTGTTTTCTAGAAGCTAAGTTAAACTCCTGAATTTTATAACGATCAAATGCTAGTACTCTACTAACAGGTTGAGTAGATAAACAATTATATTCTTCTTCTGTTAAACCTTGTTTAGATAAAGTCCCATCATTTTTAAATTTAGGTACAACAGTTTTTATCTTAACCTTCTTAGGTTTAAAAACTTCTTGAACTTCATTCTCTATAATAGTTTTACGTTCACGTAATTTCGCCAACAATACTTCAGCTTTATAATTATCAAACAAGAAACCATATTTTTCTTGTTCTTTAAGTATATGAGATACGTCATGTTCAATCTTAATAGACTTTGTATCAAATCCATTTAACTCTTTGATAACATTATCAAATACTAATGAATTTAATTCTACATCATTAATACAATAGTCTAACATATTAGGAGTATAATGATCAAAATCTCTTTCTTCCATCAATCCTTTATGTCTATTTAATTTATAACCCCAAGCTTCTAAACCATGACCATCTCGTTCTGGTTTAGCAAGTCTCGACAACACCAGCGTATCTATTATTTTCTTATTATCAAAGTTAATACTTGTTAGTTCCTTCAACACAGGTATATCAAATCCAAGAATATTATGTCCAATAAGTAAGTCAGCTCCTTCCAACAACTCAATCCCTTGATCTATTTGATCAGGAGGAAAGCCATAGACTTGATTATTATCTAGATCTTTTGCAACAATACACCATATCTTTGTAGCATTTAAACCATCAGTTTCAATATCAAAGACTAATTTCATAAAGTTTTTCCATATAGATTAATTGATTTATTGTAAAATATATATTTATTCAAGTTCATCAAGCTTATTAATAACATACTGCTCTGCATCAGAAGGACTTCCATCTTTCTTTTCCTCCTCGGACAATCCCTTCTCTATAGCTTCTTCGTATAAGTTCTCTTCTAGTACTGCTGTATAATGATTACTCAAAATGGTAGATCCTTGTCAAATTCTAAATTATCTTGTGTAGCTGCAAGCTCAGATAGTCTGCCTGTATCTCTATCATACACTACTTGAGTTGCTAATCCTACATCACCTGTGTATCGAGACTTCAATACTCTCAACTTCGTTGTGTTAGCTTCTACTTCATCTAATGCTTGCTGATTCCTTTCAAGAGCTATGACACAATCTGATAGCTGTGCTATGCTCTGTGATCCTCTCAGATGGCTCAGATTAACTTCTATGCCATTTTCATGACCTTCATTACCCTGTACCCTACGTAGATGAGATACAAGCATCAGACCCGCTCCTGTCTCTTCTACGATACTTCGTAAGCTAGTCATAATATTATCAATGGATCTTCTTTCATCACCTTCAGATAGTGCTGCAACCAGCATATGTAAGTGATCTACTACAACCCACTTACATTGACATCCTACAATAATATATCTTAACTTTGAAAAGATCTCATCAATATCATTGATACCAAAATGAGCATGAATAAATACTCTATCAGTATCCATTATCTTATCAAATAATTTATCAAGTTCTTTCTCATCATAGGCTGCACGTACTTCATCAATATATAAACGATCATTAGCTTCTATAGATAAAATACCATCTACAGTTCTACGCCAATCTTCTTCTAAAGATATAATACCTACTCGATCTTTCGTTCTCTGAATTAACCAATGCTCTAACTCTCTTGTAATACTAGACTTACCAAGTCCTGTACCACCTGTGAAAGTTACAAGTTCACCTTGTCTCATACCATATAACTTATCATTTAATCCTTCCCAAGGATAAGGAATACTTTCTTTTTGCTTTCTATTCTTCCAATCTTCTCTCTTTTCAGATACACGAATGATTCCAGAAGGAGTGAAAGTCTTGGCTTGCCAAAAACATTCAACAAATTTACCATGTTGATTTGCTTTAAGCATATCGTTAGCATCTTTAATTCCATCAGGAAGTTTCATAATCTTAGCTTTATTAGGACGTAGTAAAGAAGCAACTTTACGAGCAGCTTCTCTTCCTTGTTTGTCTGCATCAAAGCAGATGACAACATTATCAAATGACTCAAGATATTCTAAGTTCTTTCTGACATCAGTAACTGCACTTTGTGCTCCATTCTTAATGGAAACTACAGGCCATCTGCTTCCTGTTAATTCATGTGCAGCCATTGCATCACATTCACCTTCAGTAATTGTAATGTACTTACCTCCAGCTTTAAAAACATTCTGTCCAAATAAAGTACCTTGTGATATATCTCCTTCTGACACAAATCCCTTTGTCTTGACTGTACGAATCTTATACCCCACCAATTCACCATCTTTATGATAGGGATAATAATGCTTTATTACTTCTTTATAATCAGAACTTACAACAATACGTACACCATACTTCTGAGCCGTATCAGCCGATATCTTTCTATCTGTTAATTCACCCCATACACCTACATAGTCATCACTTGAAAAATGAACAATAGGCTTTTCAATATTAGAAGACCCTTGCTTTCTAGCATAATCACCTATTACATCTTTCCCCGAATAATCTTGCATAAATACTCCACAACTAAAACATTTTGCTGAACCATCTTCATTAATACTTACCGCATCACTACTACCACACTTAGGACATGCGACATGATATCTTACAAAATTTGTATTCACTTTATAAATCCTTTGAAGTTAAAGTCTTTGAGAAACGTCGCTGTCTTTTCTCTCTAACCTTTTTATTTAATTTCTTTTCACTTTGAGATAAAGATGAAACATTCTTTCTAACTTCTTTCATTCAATATCTCCGTAAGCTACCAAACCATCAGGACTTACTACATATCCATTTGTTTCAATCCATACTGTAGCTCCACATGATAAAGGTTTGTCAGGACTATAAACTACAGTGCAACCTCCTACAATACAAACTCTATTTGAGTATGAATTGCCTTCCTTATTCTTGATAGTAATTACTGGCTTTCTTTTATTTTCCTCCTTCTTGTTATGCTTGATATGATGCTGATTAATATGAATCCTAGAAAGCATGTTGCCTCCTGTTTTCATAATCTATCTCCCCTTACTGTTTGATGAATGCGGCCTTTTCAAGACATGCCGCAGGTCTTACTACTATGCTTCCTTGGCAACCTCTGCCTCTTCAGGCTGTGCGAGAATTGCGTCGTCGGTCAGTTGTGCGCCGATGACGCGATTGAGTTCCAAGCTAGAAGCTTGAAGAATTGATACTCTCTTTTGAAGAGTATTTATTTCTGCAGTTACTTCTAGCAATAATGTAAATGCTGCTCTACCTGAATCATCAAATAGACTTACATCATACACAGTACCTTCATTGGAATAACTCCACTGTCTAGTCTCTGCTACTTTTTCTTCAGCCATCTTTAAAACTCCTCTCCGTCAACAAGACCAAGCTCCTCTCCATCAACAATACGTTCACCGTACTCAACTAGTTCGAGAACTTGCATTGCTTGAAAGTCAAGACCTTTAAATTCTCCATAGTGATTCGTAGTCTCCCATTCATGATATTGAACTTTGACTTTAGAACCATTACCTATAAGAGTATCCATAGGTTGCTTGTCAGCATCAACCAACTTAGGTGCTGGTCTACTTTTGCCACTACGATCTGTTACCTTTCGCTTAATTACAATAGATGGGCCTTCATCCATCTGCTTAATCTTATGACCTCGTGCTGCAAAATCCTTTGCAGTCTTTTCATCAACAACAAGATTAACAGAATAGACAGGATCAAACTTTGTATTAGGTGATGTAACAGACGCCCAATAAGCTAAACCTTCAACAACTGCCATAATTTTTTATCTCCAATAATTTATTACCTATATAGACTATATGAATTATATAGTCTTGTCAACTACTATTTAAGGAAAGGGCCATCCTTGGCCCCTACTACTTCCCTAATAACCATCAGACAAATGCTCATAAGCATCTGGACATTCTTCAGTTAGCTTACCACAAGTACAATACTCAGGCTCTCTCCCCTTTGGAATATCAACATGGTCTTTATCTTCTTCTTCCTTCATTAAGCTGCCGCTCTCCTGAAAGTTTCATTCATGTTAAGAACTTTACGTACTCTTTCAGAAGCTGCAACTTGCATAGAAGCTACAGTCTGATTAGTCTTCTCTCTCTTTGGTTCTTGATTATGTGTACTCCAATCAGTCAGAGTATTGAACACAGCCCAAAGATTGTTACCTATAGCAGGACGATAAGTTCTTGTATACTTCTCCCAAAGATAAGTTAAAGTCTTATTCTTTGAAACAGCAGACTCATTTAAGATCTGAAGAATACTTAATTGATTACTATTTAAGTCTTTCAAATGATCTTGAGCATACTGATTACGAGATAGTTCTGCAAAGACTCCGAAAGCTTCATTAGTCGTAACCTGAAAAGCTTTCCATTCTTTCCACTTCTCAGTTTCAACAAGGAAATGATCCAAGCAATTACCTAACTCCTTAATTGCTCCTTGAATATCCAAGTTCTTAGTATGTCTTCGCTTGGCTATAGCAACTACAGTTCCGAACACCATTAAGTTCGTACATACCATTCTCCAGCCACCACCTTCAAAGATTGTAGGCCATGAAAAGTCAAAGCTATTTCTAGCTAGAATTTCTAAGCTTACTGGATCATCTTTATCAACTTCGATAGTATGAGAAGGAAACTTATAACGAGCATAAGCTCTTCCACCATCATGTGATGTCTGTATAGTTCTTTCTAGACCTTCAATATTAAGATCTGATGCAAGAATCATTTCTTCCAAGGGATGAAACTGATCTGCATGAGTCTTTGTATTGTTATAAGTCTTACTAACAACAGCTAAAG